AGCACGTCGCTGAGTACACCTTCGGCCTTGCCGTAGCCCGACGTGATCGCGTTGCGGCCCTGCCCGTAGAGGTCGGACAGTTGCGTGTAGCCCGCCTGCAAACCGGCGTTGGCCTTACGCGCGGCCTCCTCGGCACTCTTGTTCGAGAACAGATCGAAGAGGCCCATGACAAGCTCCTAATTTGCGCCGGGTACCCACAGCTTGGTGGCGGCGTTGTAGACCAGCACTTGCCCGTTGGTCGGCGCGACGGTCGAGACGTCGGGTAACTGCGCCAACCGCTGGTGCGATTGGAAATAGACGTACCAAGCCTGCGTCATCAGCCCGGATTGCTGATCGACAACCGGCGTGTCGAGGTTTGGGAGTGGTGTTGCCATCAGTGATTGTTGATCACGGTGTCTTGGGTGCCGCCGAGCATCGAGCAGTAGACCTCGCCCGACACCCGCAGCCGCCAGCGGCGACCGACGTTGCTGGTCTGCCCGGTTTGCAGGACGACGATGCGTGACGGTTCGGACTGGCGACCGAGCCGCCGGAAGATTTCGTTGCCGTAGACGAAGCCGCCGTCGTTGCTCCACGAGATGCCGACGGTCGGCACCGTCGCCGACGGATCAGGCCCGGTGGCGTCGCCGACGCCGGTCACAAAATCGAAATCGGCGCGAGCAACGCGGGTGCGGTTCGGGAATTTCACCACCGGACCGCTTTCCATCAGCATGATCAGCGGATCGGTGACCTCGTTGTACTTGCGCTCATCGACGTAGAGCAGCCGGTTGCTCTTGACGTCGCCTGTGATCCAGCGACCGAACGCCGAAATCCCCGAGATCGAACGCCACCGCGCCGCCAGATAGCTCGCCCGCTCGTTCCATTTCTTCGACCCGATGTCGAACTCCCATGTGAACGTCGGACACGACAGCACCCAGCGCGGATGCCCCTGCGAGATGTAGACGCTCGCTTCCAGCGTGTTCTTGTCGGCCAGCTTCTCGATCAGCCGGTCGAGATCGGGCGGCGAAATCTTGGTCGGGTTCGGTGTGCCGTTCGCCATCACCACCGACTTGTCGTCGGCGACCCAGATCAGCGCCGAGCCGAAGCCGTCCTCGTGGCCCGCGACCGCGTAGCGCCCGAGCAGGCCGCGCTGGATCACGTAGGACCGCGTGAACGGAAAGCCCGTCGGCTGCGCGGTGTTGGAGTAGACCGCGCCGTGGTTTGGTCCCCACACATAGTACTGACCGTTGTACGGCAGGCCGCGCAACAGGCCGCCGGTCTTGGCCTGCTCAGTGGTGTTGTCGAGCGTGTTGATCGTGAGCGCGTTCAGGCCCGACGCCTGCATCTTGCCGTTGCCGTAGGTGAAGATGAAAAAGCCGTCGAGGAAGCCGACGCTGTTCGGCACTCCGATGTTCGGATCGCCGTAGGTGCTGACGTTGGTCGCCGTGGCCACAAACGCGCCGTTGCCGGGGGACACGCAGACGACGTCAGGCGTCGGTGTCTTGTTGTTACGCGCCCAGAACACCTTGTCGGTGCCCGACAGCGCCCCGGCCAAGATCGTCTCGCCGCCGACGCTGTCGAAGATTGCGGCCTTCTCGTTCCACGCCGAGTAGAGTTGGGTGCCGCCGATCAGGATGCCGCCGCGAAAGCCGGGATTGGTCGAGAGCGCGAACTGCGACAGCCCCGGCGACTTGCGCCACACCACCGAAGGCGTGGACGACGCTTTCTTGCTCCCGCCGACGGTCTTGCCGAGCGGCTCCGCGTAGCAATTGATCAGGCGGCCAGCCTCCTCCTGATTGAAGGCACCGGGGGCCGTGCTGAGCGGGAACGGGATCGGGATCGGGGGCATTGCTATCGGGCACCGTTACGGGTTACAGTCCCAAGTTATTTGGGGACACATTCCTATGGCTAAATCCAAGGCTGACCGGGACAAAATGCGCCAACTGAGCGCAATCATGAGCCGCGTCCACGCTCTCGCCGACTACGCTTGGCCGCGTGACCACGAGGGCGTGTCCCCAATGACGAAGGACGCCGAGCGTCTGATCATCGATATTCAGGAGCAGGCCAGCAAAGCTCTCGGGCTACCGGACGGCCAGAACCTGATGACCGGCGACGAGCTTGTCGATCTCGACTAGCGCCCCTTCATCTCGAAAAATTTCATGATGCGGTCGAGCCACTCCTGATCGAGAACCTGTGACGTCGGCACCCCCGCCGTCGGCTTCTCCATGTGGTAGCGCGGCTGGATCGCCGTGGTTTTTCCGGCGGCAAGATTTTCCGCGTTCTTCTTCGCCAGACCTTCAGCGATGGTCGGCGCAGCGACATCGAACGGCACCAGATCGGGCCACTGCCCGAGGCTCGTTCCGGCGACGCCCTTGGAGTAGCTCCGGTGTGCGGTGTCGAGCAGGCCTTGGCCGGGGATGTACTGCGAGATCGCCATGCCGCTGGTGTTGCGCGGCACATCGATCAGTTCGGGCACTGTCATGGCGTGGCGCACGGCGGCGACGTCGGGCATCCCCCTCTTCTGCCAATCCGCGAGGCCCATCTTCTCGGCCATGTACGCCTTGGTCTTCATGCCGCCTTGCAGATTGCTGATGTACTCCTGAAATTTTGGGCTGTTGATGCTGACCCAGTCGGGCACCCGCTCGCGCATCAGTTCATTGAACGCTTTGGCGTCGGCGCGTTTGATCGGAGCCTGCTGCACAAGCTGCGACAGCGGCTCAGCAACGTGATGCGAGGCGTCGATGCCGGTTGGCGACATCGTCATGGGCGCGATGTAGACCGGCTTGCCAGTTTCAGCCAACCGCGCCGCTTGATTGTCGAGTTTCCGCGCAATCGGGGCCTCCGAAGCCCACGCCATCCCCGGATTGGCTTCGGGAAAACCGACGCCGCCCTGCGCCACGACCGGCCTGCCGAGCTTGGTGTTGTCAACGTGCGTCAGTGTCCGGTTTGCCAGCGACAGATCGCTGGGCGTCAGGATCAAGTGGCCGCCGACCATGTCTTCGGGCGAAATGATCTTGGTCTCCGGTATCCGGATGTCGGTGTAGCGATGCTCCATTTCGGCGAGCGGCTTACGCAGCTTAACATCCGAGATCGGCGACCACAGATTGGGGTCACGTCTGACGCTTGCCGAGAACAGCGGATCGTTTTTGAAGTTTACGAACTGGTTCTCGCGCAGCACATCCTCGCTGGCGACCGGAAACTTGCTCCGCAGTTCTTCCGGCGTGAGATCGGCGCGGCTCTGCACCGCCCGCGCCTCGACCTCGCCAGCTTGCCGCCGGTAGGCGTTCTCAACTCCGTACTCTTGTGCCATGCGGTCGGCGGTGGCCGACGGCTTTTTGATGACCTTGAGGTAGTCCCTGTACTCCTTCTCGGTTGCGCCCTCGGGACCAAAGCCCGCCACCTTGCTGTAGGTGTCCCTGTCGAGCGGCGTCGTCATCGCCCTCAGACGTTCTTGATAGATGTCCCACGCTGGCGTTCCCGGCCTCAGTCCAATCGTATTGCCGCCCTTGGCAAAACCCTCGATGTCTTGGATGCCGTGCTGTAGCTCGTGCAGCGCCGTGCTTCGCATCGATGGCAACGCACCGGGGGCGAGCGTGACTGTCGGCGGCGAGCCTTCGGAGCCAGCTTGGTACATCCCCTTATAGCCAGTAGGCCGCGCCATCAGATTGAGGTCGGCTTCGCGCAGTTGCGGATACGCCGCATACAGTTCGGGGTGGCTGAACGTCTCACCGATTGGCGTCGCCTTGTCACCAGCGATCATGCTGTGCAGCTTCGGATCGGTCTGCCACTTGCTGGCCGTGTCCGGTATTTCAAAGCGCCATTTGTTGTCTGCGCCAGTGAACCAGCCGGTGTCCTTCCAAATCTGTTCCGGCGCGACACCCTTCGCTGCCATCTCCTGCGCTTTGGCGAGAGCAACACGGTCGGCGGTTTTTGCTCCGACGCCGAGAAACATCGCCGTGACAGGTTTTGCCGCAGCGGCGGCAAGCTTGCCGCCCGGTATCCAATCCAGAGCGGTGTTGAGCAGGCCCGACGCGCCAGAGACTGCGGCAGCACCATACTTGCCTTCTCCAACTTGCTCCTTCGCCCTGAGTGCGTCTTCCGTTGACTGCACTGTGCCCGAACCCGGCAGGATCATCTTGGCCGCAGAGCCAGCCAAGCCGACGGCGTTGGTCAGCCCCTCCCACAAATTCGGGCCGAGGTAGTGGCGCAACGTCTCGTCAGCGCGGTCACCCAGCCCCGGCTCACGACCGCCGAACCCCGTGAATGGTCTGTCGGTCGAATAGGCCGGGATCGGGCCAAACGCACCCTGCGTTTCTCTGGGCGCTTCCACTGGCCGCCACAGCGATGGTGCCTGCGGCGTCGTCTGCGTCAGCCCCTGCCACATCTCGGGCGTCAGTTGGTCGTAGGATGCATCGCGCGACGGCGTTGCCCACAATCCAGCCATCAGTAGTACTCGACCTCCTGCGGCCCATAGCCGGGACGCGGGCGCTTGATGGAGCGGATGCGGTTGCGCCAGTACTGCGCCTGCTTCGGATCGGATTTCAGACCGTACTGCTCAGCCGCAGCGTCGGCGACGAGCTTGCAAAACGTCACGAAGATGTCGTCGTCGAGCGCGTTGGGATCAGCGATGTAGATTTCGTCGGCGGATAGCTCAGCGAC